GCTCTCTCGCCGCGTTATCCGTGACGAACTGCGTGAGATTATGGACTCGGTATCTGATGCCTTGACCGACAAGACCACTCGAATCACAGGTGCTTCACGCCGTATTCGCGCTATTGAAAAACAGCTCAAAGGTCTCTACTTCCATGCTGGTATGGAAGAGCTTGATCAGGCTGATGCAGAGGGCCGCCGTCCTCGTAAGCTTGAACACGTTATGGGACCCAAAATGATGGCCAACGAGATCGAAGATTTTGTTCGCCCCATGGAGCTGGTATCCCTCCTTGAATCCCATGTTGCAAAGGAAAAGAAGCGCCGTATGTCTAATACACGCCTCACCGATGCAGATGAGGAAATCTTCGTACAGCAGCTTGAACAGTACAACAAGTTTAAGCGAAAGCTGCCATCTTCTCTGAACGGCCGTCTGTTTCAGGCAATTAACCTGCCTGTCGTACCGTTGTTCAAAGACCTGTCTGCCGCTATGGACCCGCGTCGTCTTGAACGTGCTGGGTTCAAAGTTACACAAGTCGGCAAGGACGGGTTCGTTGTGTTGGAGAATGAAACCATTCTCGCTATTGACCGTAAAGCTCTCGGTATCAAAAAGACCGTGATGCGCGGCGAACGCTTTAAAGTGGTTCGTAGTAACGGTGCACAACGCGCTCGTGAAGAAACCCATGCACAGAACGCCATTCTGGAAATCCTTGATGACCTGAATGATCAGTTCCGTGTAAACTTCGACCTTGCTTCTAACCTGATCCTGCCGTGTCCGCGATCCCCGGGTATCTGGCTTGCTTGGGTTGTAACTAAGCGCAAACGTCAAGCACTGGAAGAAGCCCTGCGCACTGTCGAAGTAAGCTGGAACTTCCCGTTCAGTCGGACGTTCGATGAGTAAACCGAAGTCTGGTATGTGTACCATTTGCGAGAACCATTTTCAGTTACTCAATTGGCACCATACCGTTCCTCAATCTCTAGGCGGAAAAGACAGCCTGCAAATACCGCTATGCGCCCAATGCCATGATCAATTACATGCGCAAGCAGACGCAATCGTTGCCTCTATGAAAGGTAGCAAAGCGGCACCACGGCAATTCTGGAGAAACCCACGAGAAGAGAACAACGCTGCACCGTTTCTCGAAATCCTCGTGAACGCCATCGCTAGTGCAGCCCTTAGCGGGGTTGACAATAAGAACTGGAAGATGATGGCGAATATCCCAGATAAGCTGCACAAAGCATTGAAGATGCTCAAAGATGACACTCCAGGGCTACGTAATTTGGAACAAGCCCTGCTACTATGCCTTGGTAAGGCATTAAAGGACATGGGATACTATGAAACAGACAAAGAGATCACGTCAGGTAGTAAAAACAAACCTAAAGGCACTAAACCCAACTTGTGGTGAGTGTGCTGGCCTGAAGAATGAGTGTCTTGTACCAGACACCGGTTCCCCTTGCTGCAATCGAGACAAGTATTCAAAGAGCAAGACTTGTCAGTATTTTGTCCCCGATACCGAACTTGCTAAACCAGTTATCGGCAAAGGTTCATTCGACCTGTTCATCCAGATGGTGGACGGTCTTCCCACCAAAGCTCTCCCGATGTTTGCGTCCATGCTTCATTTTGAGGCTAAGACACGAGCTAAGGGTTATCGATTCGGCCAGAAAGTTTATGTACGTTTCCGCGGACGTGGTGACTACATGAGTAACTTTATGTCCGCCTACATTTTCAGTGTCAGTAACCAATACGCTCGAATCATGAGCCGTGACGGCCGCTGTACGCTTACGTATGCCACTTCGGTACTCAAGACGGGTAAAGTCATCTACACCGTTGATGAGTTTGTCGAATTGCGGGACGCCATGTTGGCCAAGAACAAGCTGACGGACCCGGATGTGGAACGCTCAATTAAAAAGCTTCTCCGTGCAGAGGAAGAGTATGAGCTGAAACTGAGCTACGATACCGGTTCAATCCCAACTATAGATTCTGTGTTTAAGGATAGCGGTATTCCGAAGGCGTCCAAGCGTCGGAACAAGACCGCATCCGATAGCGAGACGTTTGTGCCTATCGCAAGTCTCGTAGATATGATCAACGACTTCTCTAATGGTTACATTCGGGAAGATAACGAATCCACTTACAAGCCCAAGAAGAAATCTCGCAAGAAGTCTTCTGGTGGTGATGTCATCGTTAAGGTGTGATTCGAGGGTGTCATGTTTTACGATTTTCTACGGACCCGACTGGGCATAGAGCCCAAGTCACAGCAATTAATGGAAGTATCCACTGTTATCGTGCGTTACGTGCTGGGTGTGGATAATGCCTATGCGTGTCAGCGCGGATTGAACGAAGCTGTGGAGTTCAGTAGTTTGCCGTTTAGTGCGAAGGACTTTCGTCTTGAGGTTGTTAGCAAGGCGTACCTGACACTGAACCTGAAAATGTTTGTGTTCAACATGCTCATTCGTCCTGTGTCGAGTACGTCTTTACAAGATGAAGCGGATCGGTTCAATATTGACCGTAACGATGTTGTCTTGGTACGAAAGACATTAGAGCATAAGAGCCTTAGACGTTTGCTGAGGAAAACTCCTCGCTTCAAGGAGGCTCGTGATTGTCAGGTAGAGCTTATGGAGATCAGCGATGTGACTCATAAGTTTGACACCATGTTTGACGATCTAAAAAGGCATGTACGTAACAAGGCCTACCGCAAGCTTCGATTTTTAGCTCGCGCCGAGAACACCGAGTTTAGTGATTTTGAAGGTGACCTGATCTGTAAAGCCTTAAGAGCGTATTACATGATGGTGCCGAGCTCCAAGAAGGATGCTCACATCCTCAACTCACTACGGTTGACCTGTACTAACCATGCGTTGAATATCATTGAGTCACAGACAACAGAAAAACGGAATCGTCTGATCAATGCAGGCAGCGACGGGTTTGGTGGTGTAGCCTACCTGTTGCAGTGTTCGTCTGAGAATCAGTTAATGGCTGATGAATCTGGCGTGGCAAACTTCGATAACTCCTTAAACGAGTATAATGAGAATAACGGAATATTCGACACTATCCAGTTGGAGAGTGTGTTGCGTAACTACGGTACGTCCTCAAAACGTACTCGCATCCTTCACATTGTCACTGGTGCCGCTGACACGAAGTTTACCGAGTACCTGCGCGAAGCTGAGGTAATCAAGGAAGACGAAGATTCGAGCGACTTTGTTGCACGAACTCAATTAAAATCCATATCGAAACATCTTGGAAAGCATCTTGAAGTTCGCCCCTCCCATGTACGAACCTTTTTACGGAGAGTGGCCCGTGATCTTCTTGATGTGAGGAGTGTAGAGTGAACGTAGAGTTAGCCAAAATGGAACAGGGTATGTTTCTCATGTTCCCGGAGAAGCGCGAGGAAAACTTCAAACGTCTTCTGCTGCTCCGTATTGTGAAAGAAGCGAAAGAACAGGACAACCTGTCTGAGAACCGATTGTTCTATTCGCTCAACCGACAGATGCCAATTGCCCGAACCGACTTCGATGCCGCTGTTGGTATACTTGAATCTACGCTGAAAGCTATCAAGGTGTACCGATTTAATCGCAGTGGTAAGAACGTAGGTCATATTCATGTTCAACGATCCGCGATCTGGGATAAGTACGTCGAAGCCCTTGCAAAGATTCCGGGCTTTGAGTTCTGGACCGAGGAGTAGCGCCTATGCTGCTATACGATAAGGATTCGGAATTGAGGGTCATCAAAACCCTCTTGACCGAGAAGATACCCGACGAGGTGCGCAGTACCTTATTAGGCCAGCTCAACGCTACTCACTTCTACTACGAGCCGACTCAAGCCGCCTTCAAGCGTATCGACATGCTCGCAAAGAAACGGTTTGAAATTGTTAGCGCCCATGCTCTGCTGGCCGACACTGTTATCGATGAAGACTTGCGTGACATTCTCAAGTCCGATTTGAAAGAGGTAAAGGCCTGTCGTAGTAAGAAGCACGTCACGGAAGCCAAGGACATACTGAGTAGGTATCGAAAGGTGCGAACTCTGTTTGAATTGTCCAAAGGCTGCCTCGACGCGCTTGAAGAATCTCAGGTAGATGTTGATCAGGTATTGGATGATGCAACAGCCACTCTGGCTCGTGCTGCTGCTACCGGCGCCGAAGACGAATTCTTCCTCCACTTCGGTGAAGGTGATACGTCTGATAGGGTTCTCGAACGCATACTGAACAACGAGAAAGAACCGCGTATCCCAACAGGATACAAAGAGTACGATAAGCGCAACGGCGGCTTCCCTGACCAAGGTGTTGTAATTCTTGCAGCTACCACGTCCGGCGGTAAGTCTACCGTGTCCATGAACATCGGTGCCTATCTGTACGAGAAGCAACGACGTTCGGTCTGTCGAGTGTCACTTGAAATGGGTGACGAACAGGAGACAAAGCGACTGGCCTCGCACTTGACCGGTATCGAGTTTGCGAAGTTTGTTAAAGGTAACCTGTCACCTAAAGACAAGAAGAAAATCACTACACGTTTCGAGAAGTTCCGTGAGTTCGGCAAGAAGCACGGTATTCGCTATACGTCATTCTCTCCACGTAACGAGTACACTGCCGAAGAGACCTTTCGTGTCCTTAAGCCGTACGGTTACGACATTATCGTGATCGACTATATCGGTCTGATGAAAGGTATGGCTTCTGGTGAGCAGTGGCTCAACTTGAGTGAAGTAGCAGCGGCCGCCAAGCGATTCAGCCGAGCGACTGATTGCCTTGTGATACTTCTGGCACAGCTAGATGACGACTCCGACAAACTGCGTTATTCTCGCGGTATGAAGGAACACGCTGACGTTGTGTGGCAGTGGAACTTCGCTAAGGCCGAGCAGCGTGAGCTCCGCATTCTGCCCATCCAAGTATCGAAAGATCGTGACGGTTCTCTGTTTGGTTTCGACCTGCAGGAGCGTTACGATGTCATGACCGCATTCAACATGCCGGGCACTGATGGTGATGATGAATATGCGCCGTCCGACGATGACGAAGATGCAGATGGCTTCGGTTCTTCCAAGAAGAAAAAGAAGAAAAAGAAAGCGGCTTCTGATGACGGTAAATCGTCTAAGAAGAAAAAGAAAAAGAAACGACCTGTTGATGACGACGATGACGATGAGGTAGTGTCGTATGCTGTTACCTGACGGACCAGGGTTGATAGCAGAGGAGGAGTTGGCTTTTCGACCAACTCCAGCGCCTCTGAAAATCCCTACCGGTGTACGTAAAGTTAAGAAACTCCGACCGAACAATCAGGTCGAACCTATGATACCTCCGGCGCGAGTGCCTTATTCATTAGGGCGCTCCGTTTCTGCGTCTGAGGCTTTCGTAAACCACGACGTGCCCGTTGACGTTCCTGATAAGAGTCGGTACATCGAACTGGAGCTACCTGATGTGGATGAAGATTATCCTCCTCGCCAGCATACGATTGCCGAGAACGAGATCGAGATAAGCCAAGAAGAGCTTGCCGAAATCGAAACTCGCATGGGTGATGAGACAGAGGAAATGTCCAAGACCATCACTCAGATAGCGGTCAGTATGTTTGCTCTGGATGAAAGTGACTCTATGGTTGAGACTGTCTTTCGTGATGGTTTTGACATGGAGTATGAGCGAGACGAAGGAATATTCAACGCATTCCCGCACCTGTTCCGCCTCGCATTGATTGAAAAGGTTGCAGGTAAGTTGTCTATGCGCGAGGCAACCCTCTCCAACCTTATGTTACACCTGACAGAAAACATATCTCGCTCCATAGTGGAAGATATGACCAAGAAGAAATCGGCAGATAAGCTGGTCGAGTATTTGCGCTATCTGAATAAGAACGGTGCAACTCCAGAAGGTGATCAGATACCGGAGAATTTATTGGGAGTACGATCCTCTAGGAGATAGGTGGTATGAAGAAGTCCAAGAAGTCTGCTAAGAAAAAGGACTTAGCGGTACGAAGTTCGCTCGATTATGATAAGGCCATGCTCGACCCGTTCGCCTTTATGAACTCTTTTCGAGGCGGCGGGGAAGTCGATGACTTTGACATTGATTCCCTGAATAAGGGCGCACACTCGGTTACGTCCAGCTTCATCGAAACGGAAATGGACATCGCACATACCGTTCGTGACATCATTGATACTAAGTCGCTTGTACCGCGTGACTTGAAGATTGATGATGGTGATATGCCGGAAGCGAAGAACCTGTACGAGTGGGTTTCGCGTGAAAAGTTTTCAATGATCAACGGTGAGAAGCCGTTTATCGAGCAGTTGAGCTGGGGCGTTATCAGTTTTACGGAGTACTGCTGGCGTTGTACGGATACGGAGTATTTGTTTGTTGATCATGCCGTTGACGACACCTACTCCAAGTTTGAACGTAAGGTAGCCATGTATGAACACGGCACGTGCCCTCACTGTGGTATGCGCCGGTCGCAGGCTATCAACAAGAAGAAGCAGGACTTCATCCAGAGTTTGGCTGTTTGTGCTGGCCAACGAAGTGGCAAAACGCTGACGGTCGCAGGATATTTCGCACCTTACCTTACCCACAAGCTTCTGAAGTTGCAGAACCCGTCTGCCTACTACGGTTTGAAGACGGGCACCATGTTGCACATGACGTTCGTTGCTTTGACCTACGCACAGGCTAAGGATACGTTGTGGCAAAACTACTACGCTACCTTGACCGAGTCAAAGTGGTTTTGCATTGCAGAAGGGCAGCGTGTAACATTAAGTGATGGCTCCTCGAAGCCGATTGAGAGTATAGCTGTAGGTGATGAAGTTGCAACACTGGAAGGGTACGCTCCAGTTACCCGCACAAAATGCACCGGTACAAATGATTGTCTAACCATCGCGCTTCACTCGGGCAATTCTCTGACTGCCACAAACGATCATAAAGTACGCTGCCTTTCATCTGATGGTATGTCTCTTGTATGGAAGCGTATGGACGAACTCACAGAAGACGACTTTGTGGTAATAGACGATGAAAACCCCACCGAAGTGTAAGTGCGGTAAGCCTGCGCTACCAAGTACCCAAGGCCGGTACATGAAGTATTGTTCGGATGAGTGCCGAAAGAAAGCTAAATCAAAGGTAAATACTCGTCCTATAACCAAAGAACAGATCAAGGAGCATCTAGCTCGCATAGAAAAAGTACTTGAACCCTCAAGTTATGAAGTTGTATCGAACGAGGGTTGGCATGTTATGTTAGAGTGTCGCAAGTGCGGTACGCAGAAGTCTACCACATTCGGCTCCGTAAGCTCAAAAACGTGTCCCTGTTCAAAGGGAGCGAAGATTGCAAAGACACAGGCCTTCTCTAAGAAGGAGTTTGTATCTAAGTATCTAAAAGGACGCAAGTTAAAGCTTCTCAGTAAATATACGAGGATGAATGATAAATGCACGTTTCTATGCACGGTCTGCAACCATGAGTTTCGGGCCTTGGCTTCAAACGTAGCGCTTCGTAATAGCGGTTGTCCTAGAATGAGGTGTAGTAACCACGCTAGTCGCGTAAGATGTTTGGCTAAGCACGGTTGCGAATTCCATGCCCAACGCCAAGAAGTTAGAGCTGCCTTTACAGCGACTATGCAACGTAGATACGGCGTCGATCACCCTTCCCAATCTAAGACTTTATCCGACCGTAATCGATCCTACAGGCGAAAATCGTATATGCTGGGTGATAAGCTCGTGCTTGTTCAAGGCTATGAGCCTCAAGCCTTAGACTATATGCTTCAACATCACAACGTAGTGCCATCCGATATTGTATGCGGTGTTGGTTCAGACGTACCTTCTATTAAATACGTAGGTTCTGATAATAAAACTCATGTGTACATACCAGATATTTTCATACCGAAGTTTAACCGGATTATTGAAGTTAAGAGTAAATATACAGCGAAGATAAGTAAGCAGTCTATTCGACGTAAAGCCAAAGCCTGTGTGGACTCTGGATACAAGTTTACCCTATTGATAATGGACGGTAAAGGTAATCGCTTATGACTACTAAAACAGTCACCATAGATGGTAAGGAAGTTACGGTTAGTAAGATCGTAAGTATCCAAGACTCTGGCACTCATACGACCTATGATATTGAAGTTGAAGGACACCACAACTTCTTCGCAGAAGGTATAAACGTACATAACTGCCAGTATCATTCAATGCTCAAGTACTACTGTGACAAGTACAATGAGCGCCTGTTCAAGTTTAACGAAACCTATGTTGCGTATCCATGCCGTGGCTTGATTGTTTACCCTGCAGGACCTGACACCCGTGTGCTTCGTGGTCGTACACGATTTGGTACCAGTGTGGATGAGATCGGTTGGTTCGATGCCAGTCGTGATACGAAGAAAGTAAAAGACAACGCATACGGTGTCTTCGACGCATTGAGTCGAAGCCTGCTTACTCTACGAGGTGCCGCTGAACGTCTGATCCGTCTAGGGTACGACAACGTTTACACGGGCATGGACTGGAACGTATCGTCACCTTCTCACCGTAATGATATGATAATGTCTCTGGTGCGATCTGCCGAAGAGTCGGAAGTTATGTATGGCGTACACCGTCCTACTTGGGAAGTGAACCCGTACCTGCCTAAGACTTCATCTGCCATCAAAGAAGCGTATCGAAAAGACCCTATCACGGCTGAGCGGGACTTTGGCGCAGTACCTCCTCTGGCCGCATCACCCTTCTTGACAAACCATGCTCTGATTGCCGCGTGTTTCCGTTTGAAGCGAAACAACTCCAATATCAAGAGTACGATTATCCAAAGCAAGAAGCGAGGTGAGTCTTTCACCTATGCCAATGTAATGAAGATTCGTAAGGTAAAGCACCCGACGATTCTGACACTAGACGCAGGTTTCACAAACAACTCCTTCTCAGGTACTGTTACCCGTATCCGGGAAGACGATGGTAAGTTGATACTGGTAACCGCCTTTGAGATCATACCTCAACCGGGTGCACCGTTGAGACACAGTGCGATATTCGATGACGTGATACAGGAGATTATCGAGAAGCAGAACGTTAAAGTCCTTATCGCCGACCGATGGAATTCTATCAAGTTGCTGCAAGATGCAGAAGACCTGAATGATGGACTCGAAGCAGCCGATCAGTACTCCATGAAGTATAAGGACTTTTTCCACATCAAGACTCTTATAGAACGAGGAGACTTGTTGTTACCCAAGCTAGAAGGTGACGTTGCATTCGATGACATCCTAAACATCGACTCCGAATCCTATCCGCACATCTTTGAAGGAAAGCCTATGCAACATCTTGGCTTCCAAATGGCAACTGTAAAAGATACAGTGAAGACAGTTGATAAGGGAGACGGTTACACTGACGATACCTTCCGAGCGTTGGCTCTAGCTGCTTGGGCACATGCACAGGAGAAATACCAGATAATTTTATCAGAATCAGACGATCTGATAGAAAGATCAGGTGGGCCTGGTGCTATTGGCGCCTCTCGACTTTACTCTGGCGGTGGAGGTACTGTTGGTACTGCTGGATGGAGTGGTACACACCAGACCCTTGGCGTGTATACAAGTATGAAACGGTAATCGCTATGAAATACAATTGGTATCGCTATCACGGTAAGGACATCGTTGTACCTACTCTTAATTCTGAGTGGGACCTTGAATTCGTGGATGGAGATCGCTTCGGTTATCGCAAAGCGCGTAACGGTAAGCACATGGTCATCCACTTCGCTGACAAGGACGACGTGTTTGAGCTGAAAGAAAAAGACATTAATCGCATCATCGCCAACTCTAAGGGTTGGTCTGGTAAGGTGAAAGGTAAGAAGGTTGAAGCTGGCGAGGGTGGTCTCGATAAAGAGAAGATCAACGACCGTGAGCGATACGATCTGCAAATTGACTCGTCCAATCTCAAGAAAGCTTGGTTGGACAAAAAGAATAAAGAGCTTCACGTTATCTTCCACAACGATGCTCACTGGGTCTATCAAGACGTTACCCTCGCGCAGGCGAAACGTTTGGAGAAGGCAGAGTCTCAAGGTAGTTACTTCTATTACCGGATACGTAACGTGAAGCCTCAGTATAAGGTGAGCGACTAATGAGAATTAAACGCAGAACGCACCGATTCCTAGATCGTGGTGAGCCAAGTTCGACCACAGCGAAAGACCTAGGTTCTGCAACGAAGCGTGGTCAGTCTGCTCAAACAGACAGTGGCGATGGTAAGTTTAAAGCACAGGCAGGGTTCAGCAACACCAATATTAACCAGTTGCCTATCGAGATTGACATCGACCCGTTGCTGAAAGACATCCTGTTCTCGGAAGACCTTGAACAGAAACGTCTGATCATGCGAATCTACAAGGACATTTACTACAATGATCCTATTGGTGGTTCGTGTGTAGACCTGACCGCCATGATGACGTTCAGTGACTTCAACTTGGGTGGCATTAGCGATAAGCGTGTCTCCCGAGCTTTCCATGAAGTGTTGGAACGATTGAATTGCCGCACTCTGTTACCTGAAGCATCTATCGATCATCAGGTAACAGGTGCGTTCGTTGCTTCCATGCCGTACTCTGAATCACGTAACACGTTCGTGGACATGATCACACACCAGTTTGAGAACTGCAAGATCGACCCGTTGCCGTTCTACAGTCAGGATCCGATTATCACGGTTGCAATGCCTGAGTCATACAAGCAGATCATGGGCTTGGACACTCCGCGTATGCAGAAGATTCGTGAGTACTTGGGAGAAGATGTATCGAACCAGCTACGCAGTGATGCACTGGAGCTCGACCCCCTCTCCACGATCTATATACCACGTAAGTCTTTCACTAATACCACTGGCGTTTCATATTATCGCCGTATTCTGCCTCTGTGGTTGTTGGAGAAGAACCTGTTCCGCGGTACGCTCGTTGAGTCAGCACGTCGTCAGCGTGGTATTCTGCATCTTACACTTGGTGACGGCGATCAGTGGGAGCCAACCATTACTGAAATGCAGGCTGCTATGGAGCTCTTCCAGAACGCAGACGCAGACCCGTTGGGTGCCGTCATTGCGACACGCATGGGTATCGACTCGCAGGAGATTCGTCAGGGTGGTGACTTCTGGAAGGTTACTGATCTGTGGGAT